TTTTCCGGAAGTATGTCAAGAAAAACAATAACTTTTTTAAAACTTTTATGACCTGTTTTCTTCCGTCAAAATCTGAGACTATATAAGCATGGAGCAGATGTTTTCCGATGACTATGAGGTAGAGATACCTATAAGAACCGATTACCACGATATTTTGATCTTAAGAATTGGAGGAAATCGAACATGGCAGCATATCCGAACATGTATCAGCCATACCAGCCGTATCAGGATCGTATGGCGCAGATGAACCAATATCAGCCAGTCCCGCAGCCGATGGCACCGACAAATAACCAAGGAATACTCTGGGTGCAGGGCGAGACTGGGGCGAAGTCTTACCTTGTTGCGCCTGGATCATGTGTACTGCTGATGGACAGTGAAGCGGAGCGGTTTTACATCAAGTCAACGGATGTATCCGGCATGCCGCAACCTTTACGCGTGTTTGAGTACCACGAAATAAACGGCAGAATGCCGCAGAAGCAGCCGGAAGCTGCCATGAATGATATGTATGTTACCCGTAAAGAGTACCAGGACCTTTTTGACAAATACAATGAGATTCTGGACAAGATAAATTCATTTCCAGCAAGTGGCGGCTCTACTGCCAAACCAGAGAGCCGGAGACCAAAGGGAGGTGCGGCAGCAGATGAGTAACCCATTATTCCAGATGTTCGGCGGTGGCATGCCGATGGGCGACAACGGCCCCATGCAGATGATGCAGCAGTTTGCACAGTTTAAGAAAAACTTTAAGGGGGACCCAAAAGCCGAGGTACAAAAGATGCTGCAATCCGGCAGAATATCACAGGCGCAGCTTAATCAGGCTCAGCAGATGGCGCAGCAGTTTCAACGGATGCTGGGCGGCATGAAATAGTACATTATCCCGGCCGGGAATGTAAATAAATCAAAGGAGATATCAATATGGATGGAACTTACAGCTTAGCCGACATTGCGGCGGCTACCGGAACCAACAACCGGAACAATGACGGTATGTGGGGCGGGGACGGCGCATGGTGGATCATTATCTTATTCCTCTTCGTCTTCTGCGGATGGGGCAACGGCAATGGCTGGGGAAACGGCGGAGGTGGAGCAGCCGGAAGCGCATACACCGATTCTGCGATCCAGCGCGGGTTTGACAACCAGGCGGTTATCAGCAAACTTGACGGCCTGTCCAGCGGCCTGTGTGATGGCTTCTATGCCATGAATAACGGTATGCTTACCGGATTCAACGGCATCAATACAAACGTCATGCAGACTGGCTTCGGCATCCAGCAGGCTATTAATGCCGATACTGTAGCCAACATGCAGAACACCAACGCACTCCAGGCGCAGCTTGCTCAGTGTTGCTGTGAGACCCGGGAAGCAATCCAGGGTGTAAACTACAACATGGCGCAGAACACCTGTGCACTCCAGAACACCATGAATAACAACACCAGAGACATTATCGACAGCCAGAACGCAGGAACCAGAGCTATTCTGGACTACCTGTGCAACGAGAAAATTTCTTCCCTCCAGGCTGAAAACAATGATCTTAGACGTGCTGCATCTCAGGATCGTCAGAGTGCATTGCTTACTACAGCTATGGCAGCACAGACCCAGCAGCTCATTAATGCGATCAATCCGGCACCGATTCCGGCTTACCAGGTGCCGAACCCGAACGTATACTATGGCTGTAACACTGGTTGCAACTGCTGACAACCTCATATCTGTATCTTCTGATGTTTTGTTGACCTTAACAAGACATTGGATGTTCGGCCCAGAGCCGGTATTACGCAAATCGGCAGGCTCAGTCCTGCCTTTTTGCGATATGAAAAAGGAGAACACAATATGGCTGAATATGTAGCTGTTGCCGCTCAGGATGTGGCAGCGAATGGAAATGTAGTATACACCAACACAGCGGTAAAAGGGACCGCATGTGTTCAGCACCGGGAGGGCAGCGGAATAGTTACTCTCAGAGGAATGACGAACCAGTGTAAGGCCCGCTATTTTGTGGCCTTTTCTGCAAATATTGCCGTTCCGACCGGAGGGACAGCAGAAGCAATCTCACTTGCAATCGCGATCGGCGGCGAACCGGTCTTATCATCTCAGATGATATCCACTCCGGCGGTGGTGGAAGCGTTTAACAACGTATCCGCAGGTATCTTTATTGATGTGCCGCGTGGGTGCTGCTCAAATATTGCAGTGGAGAACACCAGCACGCAGGCTATAACCGTAGCAAACGCAAATCTTGTGGTAACACGGGTAGCATAAGGAGGTGGGATGATGAGAGATATTAAAGATCTGTGCGCACGAATTGAAGATGAAATATCCAATATCGCAGAAAAAGGCCTCACCTCTGGCAATCTGGACACCGCCTTTAAGTTGATTGATATGTATAAGGATATCAAAAACACAGAGTACTGGGATAAAAAGGGCGAGTATTATATGACCGTGCTGGATCAGATGCGTGACGGTGTAGGTGATTACAGTGAACGCCGTGGACGAGACAGCATGGGCCGTTACAGTTCTTCTGATGGCCGGATGATGCCGGACTATGACCGCGGAGCTTCTTACATGCGCCGAGGCGAACATTACGTGCGAGGGCATTACAGCCGCAATGATGGACGGGATGCTTACGATGATTACATGACCCAGAAACAGAGCTACCGTTCTGGAAAATCCGAAGACTGCAAGCGCAAGATGCTTGCAGCACTGGAAGAGCATCTGGATGGGCTGACCGCTGAGATTGGGGACATGTCAAAAGACGCGGAGTGCCGCGAAGAACGTGACCTTGTGAAGCGGTATGTTGATAAACTTAGAGATATGTTATAAACGTGTGGATAGCTTACATACGGATAAATGATACATTATAAGTGCAGCAAAGATTAACCTCCTGTGAATCTTTTCTAGCCAATTTACACCTCCCGCGCACGCCCTTAATATAAACGGGTTATCCCGGAGGTTAAAAGCGGGTGAAATTCCCGGCGTGCGTATTGCCAGTTTATTCATCTGGCCGGATTGACTGTGTGATTTCATAGCAATCCTCCTTTCCCCTCATAGCTGATAGGCTGTTAAGGCGGCTTACGACCGCCGTGAGGGTTCTTGCTGTTCACCCCTAGCCAATGCAGCAAGACTTTTTCACATCGACTTCTTTCTCAAAACACCGGTTGCAATATGTAGCCGGTGTTTTAGGACCGTTAGCTCAGCGGTGAGAGCGCCCGGCTCATAACCGGGTGGTCCGGGGTTCGAATCCCTGACGGTCCATTACCCCGCCCGTGGTCTATCGGGCTTAATCCATTTACCTGCGGCGGCAGGTCAATAAACACGGCCAGGAGGATAGATATGCAGAAACTTATTGAAACACTTGGATCATTTGGTATTGAAGTTCCGGCAGACAAGGCCGAAGAAGTAAAAAGAGCTTTGTCTAAGTACTACAAGAACAATGGAGAGGTTACACAGACTCTAACAAAGGTAGAGGGTGAGCGTGATGCCTGGAAAGAACGTGCGGAGACCGCAGAAAACACTCTTAAGAGCTTTGATGGAATCGACCCGGAGAGCATTAAGGGTGAGCTTGCAACCTGGAAACAGAAAGCGGCAGATGCAGAGAAAGAGTATAACGACAAGATCTATGATAGAGATTTTTCGGATGCTCTCAAAACCGCACTGGAAGATGTTAAATTCTCTTCCACATCGGCGAAAAAGGCTGTTATGTCTGATATCAAGAAAGCAGGGCTTAAACTTAAGGATGACAAGATTCTTGGGCTTAACGATCTGCTGGAGCAGATGAAAAAGGATGATCCATCAGCTTTTGTTGACGAAGATCAGCAACAGGCAGAACATAACCAGGCGCGGTTCACAACCAGTCTCAGTAAAAACACCCCGCCGGGCAAACTGACGAAAGCTGATATCATGAATATCAAAGATGCAGGAGAACGTCAGGCTGCCATTGCAAGCAACATGTCACTGTTTGAGTGATCCAATTACCGACCATGCGCTTTGAGCGTGGCCGCTGACCTACACACCTTTTAACAACTATAAATAGAAAGGATTTTTTTATGGCAAAAAATAACCTTATTAAGCAGGAAAACATCCAGGTTCGCGCACGCGAAGTGGATTTTGTTACCCGTTTTGAGAGAAACTGGGAGCACCTGCGCGAAATTCTTGGCGTTCTGAGAATGATTAAGAAAGACCCGGGGTCTACTCTTAAATCTAAGTACGCACAGGGCACTCTTGAGAGTGGAAAAGTTGGAGAGGGCGAGGAAATCCCGTACTCCAAATTCGAGGTTAAAGAAAAGAGCTACGCAGAGATCACCGTGGAGAAGTATGCAAAAGCGGTGTCTATCGAAGCAATCAAGACTTACGGCTACGATGTTGCCGTGGAGCTGACTGACGATGAGTTTCTTTTCGAACTCCAGACCGATGTTACCGGACGGTTTTACACCTATCTTAAGACCGGAAGCCTTACCTCTACTGAGAGTACCTTCCAGATGGCTCTTGCTATGGCAAAAGGCCGTGTTGAGGATAAGTTCAAGCAGATGCACAGATCTATCCCGAACGGAATCGTTGGCTTTGTGAACGGTCTGGATGTGTATGAGTACATCGGTGCGGCAAACATTACCGTGCAGAATCAGTTCGGCTTCCAGTATGTAAAGGATTTCATGGGATTCAATACCATCTTCCTGCTGTCTGAGAGCGAGATCCCGCGTGGCAAGGTCATTGCTACTCCGGTAGATAACATCGTGCTGTACTATGTGGACCCGAGTGATTCCGACTTCGCGAAAGCTGGCCTGGTTTACACCGTGGCAGGCGAGACCCCTCTCATTGGTTTCCACACCCAGGGCAACTACCACACCGCAGTTTCTGAAGCATTTGCCATCATGGGCATGGTACTGTTTGCAGAGTACCTGGACGGCATCTCCGTTATCAGCTTCGGCGGCTCTGAAACCCTTGGTGATCTGACTGTGGCTTCCGCAGCAGGCACCGATAGCGGAACCACTAAGCTGACCGTTACCCCGGCAAAGGGTAATGAGGGCAACGTATACAAATATAAGGTTGCATCCAGTCAGACAACCGTGGAGTACGGCCAGAACGTGAAGAACTGGACCGCATGGGACGGAAAGTCCGATATTACCGCCGCAACCGGACAGGTTATCACGGTAGTTGAGTGTGACAGCACCTATAAGGCACTTAGCGCAGGACATGCGACAGTAACCGCAAAGGCGTAAGGAGGGTTCCGGCATGGCATATGCAGACTATGAGTTTTACAAAACATCATTTTTCGGCAATGTCGTGCCGGAATCTGATTTTATGCGATTCGCCGAACGGGCGAGTGACTTTATCGACGTGCTGACCTTTGACCGACTGGTGGACGGCCTGCCAGGGGATGAGCGGCAACAGAAGCGCATTAAGAAAGCTGTCTGCGCTGCGGCTGATATCCTGTATCAGATTGATATTGCGGAAAAACACGCGGCAGCGGCGGCGGCTACTGGAACGGCTACCACCTTACCGGGTGGCGGCACTACCACGGGAATAGTAACCTCTGTATCATCCGGCAGTGAATCCAGATCATACGCAACCCCGCAGCAGATTGGAGCGAGCGCAAAGGAATGGAGTGCGGTGTATGCCGCCGCTGGAGACGTACAGAAAACGAACGACTTGCTTCTTAAGACAGCTTTACCGCTTCTGATGGGAGTAAGGACGGATGATGGAATACCAGTTTTGTATGCAGGAGTGTGAATATGAATAATCAGATTGAGAACAACTTTATGTGCCATAGTCTCAAAGACGGACAGGCAGAAAAATATGAAGAAATCAGGAGAAAAGGGAAAGAACTGGCGTATCTTATTGACGGTATTTGCCCGAACAGTAGAGAAAAATCTCTTGCCATGACAAAACTTGAAGAATCCGTCATGTGGGCGAATGCTTCTATTGCAAGAAATTGAGGTGAAAAGAATGGACATTTCAACACTTGGCTCATGTATCGCAATCGTTATGATCTGCTACATCGTAGGAATGGGCTGTAAAGCATCAAAAAGAATCTCAGATGAATGGATCCCGGTAATCATGGCGGTTATTGGTGGAATTCTCGGAGCTGTCGGAATGGGAGTTATCCCGGATTTCCCTGCAAATGATTATATCACGGCAGTTGCAGTCGGTATGTTTAACGGATTGTCGGCTACTGGTGTAAATCAGGTTATCAAGCAGACAGTGCAGAAAGAATAATTAAGGAGAGGGTATCATGTATTCATCTAAAATTACACTTTTCAACTATTACGAAAGTGCCACAACAGGAGATGCGTACTGGTATCCTCATGTGCTATCTGACGTTGACCTGATAACCGATCACGGCGCAATGCTGAAAAAGTATGGCCCAGACAGTACCGACAATGCCGCACTGCATATTGCTTACACCCCAGACGGGGGCAAGGTGATGGTGCAGCGGTCAGACGGTGCAGCGGTGCCGTGGTTGCCCCCGAAAGCATGGGCGGCGCAGGTCAATGATGATCTTCCGGGCAGTATCACCTTCGGGCCAGAGGACTTTTTCTGGCAGGGTGAATGGACTGGCGGCATGGTTGTGGATGATGACTACCGCGACGGTTTTTACCAGTACATGAACAGCAACCGCGACAATGTTTACAAGATAACCAGTGTAGGTGGACCGTATACGGTTATCCCACATTTTGAAATCTTAGGAAAGTAGGCAGGTTTAAGGGGCGGTAATATGGCAATGAGAAGCAAGCGCTTTTATCTCAAAAATCTGTCATACAATGTTGGCAGCATTCATCTGAAACTTGATATGTCCCGCTTTGAGCGGCAGTTTCAGCAGGCACAATACTATCTGGACGGCGCTGTCATGAACAGTATGGTGCCGTATATGCCGATGGTAACGGGCAGCTTTATCAATACCACCCGTGCTGCCAGTGCGGCGGTACAGGGAAGCGGCTTTGTGTATGCCGGATATGGCCCACAAGGGCGCTATCTGTACGAGGGTAAGGTTATGGTTGATGAACTGACCGGATCACCCAGGGCGCGGCGTGGAGCACGTAAGGTGCTTGTGAGTGAGTACACAGGCAAGACCAACGCACAGGAAAACATCACCTACACGCACCAGGAACACCCAAAAGCACAGGATCACTGGTTTGAAGCGGCGAAGCAGGCAGACGGAAAGACATGGATAAAAGGCGTAAAGCGCATAGCTGGAGGTGGTAAGCATGGATAAGGTCATAGGGCGGGACGCAAGCGGGTTTGATATTCTCACCCGCGCGGTGAAATCCCTGTTAAATCAATATCCTGGTCTGGAAGATGGCGAGGTCATTAAGTTTGAGGAGCTTGGGAAAGAATCCGGAATAGCCTTTTCAGCTGACAATGGGGCGCTGGTGTATGCAGAATCGGAAGATGTCTGCGGCGGCATCCATCAGCAATGCCAGTATCCGTTTTACGTGGTATACCGCACAGCAGCCACAAAAGAACGGCTTAAACTGAATGTACAAGACTTCCTTGACACCCTCGGCAAGTGGATATGCCGGGAACCTGTTGTTATAAACGGCACTCAGACGCGCCTAAAGGCATTTCCGGCCCTGTCTGATGGTCGAGTGATAAAACGCATTACCCGCAATAACTCATACGGTTTAGAGCCAAATGAGGAAGCGGTGCAAGACTGGGTACTGCCTGTTACGGTGCAGTACACCAATGACATAGAATATGAAGCGTAGTAGCGCAGAAAGGACGAATTTATGAAGCTTACCAGAGGTGCATATAGAACCTTTCTTGATTCAACTTTTGGTGGAACTGGTACACCTAAATGGTGGCGTATCGGTAAATACAACGACAGCATGAGCGTAGCTCTGAACCCGGATGTGTCCACAAACAAAAACATTTGGGATGAGACCTATGTTGAGGATAACGGATATGAGCCGTCTATCGAAGATATAACATATTATGCAGATCCTACTGATGCAATTTATCCGATGATTCGCGATATCGCAATGAACAGACTTCGCGGAGATGAGTGCAAGACTACAATCCTCGAAGTTATCATTGAGGACACCGAGAAAACTAACCATCGTGCATGGACTGAAAATGTTGTTATTAAAACGAGCGAATACGGCGGTGGTACCGATGGTTTCACCATTCCGTTTACTATATATTTTGATGGCAGCAGAAAGAAAGGCTATGTAACCATTGAATCAGGGGCACCGTCCTTTAAAGAGGGTGAGATTCCGCTGACCTAAGAGGAGAGAGTGAATTATGGGAAATATTATTACCATTGATGATGGTAGTGAGGTCTTTGACATCGTAAATCAGCGTGGCGAGCATCTGGGCCAGTTTACCTTTATTCCATCGGATTTTGACATCGTTAACAGATACGATGAGACGGTGAAAACATTCGAGGAATTACAGGTCGAGCTTGAAAGAGGGGAAAATACTGATCTCAATGAGATCAGCCGGAAAATGTGCGAAAAGATAGATTACCTTTTCGCAGCTCCGGTGTCCGAAAAGTTTTTCTCGATTACATCTCCATTTACATTTCTTAATTCTGGCCAGTTTTTCGTTGAAAATGTTATCAATGCCATCAAAACTGTTATCGAGCAGAAGCGTGGAATCCGGCTCCAGGCCGTGCAGAACCGCGTAAAAGAATATACGCAGAAATACAAGGCAGCTCCTGGGGGAAGATATCTTTCCCCACTTAAATGATGCACTCATGGGACTTACCATTAACCCTTACGGTTAGTGGTAAGTCTTATGGTATACGGACAGATTTCAGACCGTGCCTGGATATTATGACGGCATTTAATGATGCAAATCTTGACGATGCAGGAAAGTATCAGGTCATGGTGGATATCCTTTATGAAGAAAGTATTCCAGAAGATGATATTCCAGAAGCAATAGAACAGGCTTTATGGTTCCTGGACTGTGGGAAACCGGCAGATAATATACCGCGCCCGCGTGTTATGGATTGGGAACAGGATGCACCAATTGTTTTTTCTGCAATTAACAAGATATCTGGTCGTGAGGTTCGCGATCCGAACCAATATATGCACTGGTGGACCTTCATCGGGTACTTTGATGAAATCGGAGATGGAACATTTTCCCAGGTTCTTGCAATTCGGCAAAAACGGGCAAAAGGCGAGAAACTGGAGAAATGGGAATTAGAATTTTTTAAAAACAACAGGTCTATGGTGGAATTAAAACAGGCAATGTCCAACGAAGAAAAAGAACAGTGGCGCATTGAGCAAGAAGCTGTGGACGCTCTGTTCGACACGTAACGTAAGGCGGTGATATATTGACGGCAGATGGATCAATAGTAATCGACACAGAGATAAACACCAAGGGCATGAAGCCAGGAACAGAAGAGGTAGAAGCCGCCGTAAGAAGAATGGCAAATGGGATTGATGATCTTGGGAAAAAATCAGAAATCGCAGTCCAGAAGCAGGCCACCGCTTTTGCGAAACTGAATAGCCTGTATGCCGCACAGGAACGGAAGGTTGAAAAGCTACGCGAAGCATTGGAAGCGTATGCCGAAACGAAGATACCTACACAGGCATACGCTGAGGTTCGGAATCAGATAGAAAAAACCGAACAGAAATTAACAGCTCTGCTTGAACGTCAGCAAAAGTTTTTGGACACTGGAGGCAGAACCAACAGTAGCACCTATAAAAAAATGCAGTATGACATAGAACAGCTGAATAATTCGTTAAAATATGCAAAAGGTGAATTGAAAGATCTGGAAGATTCCGGAGGAGCCTTTACACTTGGAAAAGATACAGATAAGTTTTCCCAGATGTCCAACAAGTATGCAACAGAAGCTAAAAAGCTCAAGCAGATGAATGAATCTCTAGGAATATCGTATAACCGAGTGAAAAACGAATTTGAGGAGTATAAAAAACGGCTCCTTGGTATTGACGGTGCCAGCAAAAAAGCCACAAACTCAACAAAAAAACTTGGGATTCAGATGAAAAAGAGTCAAAAACCAACCAAGAAGTATGGAGAGGCATTGAGTGGCGTGGTACGGCGCTTGGTTATGTTTCGGCTTTTGCGTTCTACTATATCTCTTGCATTTAGATCGGCCCGTGAGGGAATGGAGAACCTTGCTCAGTATTCTCCAGAGACAAACAAGGCCATATCAAATGTGCTTTCGTCTCTTGCGCAGCTGAAAAATTCATTTGCTACTGCGTTTTCTCCGGTCGCAGAATATGCGTCTCCTGTACTGGTAGAATTCATCTCATTGCTTTCGGAAGCTGTTACATGGACTTCCCAGTTTTTTGCGGCTCTTACCGGAAAGGACACATATACCAAAGCAACAAAGGTAGAGGAAGACTATGGCGCTGCCTTAAAAGAGAGTAACAAGCAGATAAAGGCACAGGAAAAGGCGAATAAAAAGCTGACGTATTCGTTTGATGAGCTTATTCAGGCCGGGAACAAATCAGATCAGGACAAGACCGGATATGTCGGACCTACACCAGATCAGATGTTTACCACGGAAAAGGTATCAAACGACATAAAGGCCCGTGCTGATGCAGTGAAAAAGATATTCTCCGGCCTGTTTGCTCCGCTGAAAGAATCGTGGCTTGATAATGGACCGGAAGTGATACAGTCACTCACAAATCTGTTTGTATCCGCAAAACAGCTTGCAAAAGATGTTGGAGCATCGTTCATGCAGGTCTGGAATGTGGAGAGTTACGGAAAGGCAATAACAGACAATCTACTTATAACGTTTGCCAATTTGGTACAAACTGTTGCAAACCTTATAACGCAGTTTGATAAAGCATGGGTTTCAGGTGATACCGGAACGAACATACTGCGGCATCTTGGAGATATTCTTGTTACATTATCTGGATTCTTCCGTGATGCGTCTGAAAGCATTAAGGATTGGTCAGCCAATTTAGATTTTTCCCCGCTCCTGGAATCTTTTGATAATGTACTTGCATCAGCGAATCCGGTTGTACGAGCCATTGGTAATTTGCTTTTATGGTTTTTAAATAATGTTTTGCTTCCAATAACAAAATGGGGTCTTGAGCAGGGATTACCGGATGTTTTCGAACTTATAGCAGCATCTCTCGATCTTTTATATTCGGTTATCGAAACATTGGCGCCTACCGCTGAATGGTTTTGGAATACTTTTTTACAGCCGTTTGGTGAATGGAGTGGCAAAGTTATTATTGCAGCGTTAAAAAAACTGGTTAATGCATTGCTTAAGTTTTCTGATTGGATTTATGAAAATCAGTCACTTGTAGAATCAGCAACTGTAGCTGTCCTTGCGTTTTTTGCCGCATGGAAATTTCTTGCGTTTTTAAATGGAGTATCACAAATCATAGCCAAATCAGGTGAGCTTATTGTTATGTTTTTAAAATTGATTGATGCAATTGACCCAGTTGCTTTATCCATAAGCGGAATAATAAGTTTGGTTGCAGTACTGGCAAGAAACTGGGATAAAATGACTCCCACAGAAAGAATGATAAGCGGCCTTCTGGCAGCAGCTTCCGCGGTTGGTGTTCTTGCTGTTGCGCTTGGTGCACTTTCTGGTGGCGTAGGCGCGGCGGTTGTGGCAGCATCTCTTGCGGCAGGAATAGCAGCTGCAACGATTGCGATTGATGCAGGTAAACGGAAGACACAGTCTGTCTACAGAAGTGCTGGTGGTGGAAGATCTGCAAAATACGCTTATGCGGCTGCAACGTACAATATGCCACGCCTTGCTACTGGGACTGTAGTACCGCCACGTGCCGGAGAGTTTGCCGCAATCCTTGGAGATAACAAGCGCGAGACAGAGGTTGTTTCCCCGTTAAGCACGATGAAACAGGCATTGAAAGAAGCTCTGGCAGAAAGCGGAGGTAGTCGGGACATAACGGTTATCATGGAAGTGGACGGTCGGCGCTTTGGACAGGCCGTGTACAAGGCAAACAATGAAGAAAAACAGCGTGTAGGTGTAAGGATGGTGACAGTATGATAAACGGTGTTTTTACTATTGATGGCTTAGATCTGCGCATCCAGGTTACAGACCTGGAACGCAGCTTTGCTGTTACCGATAGCGATAATTCCGGGCGTGTGCAATCCCGTAGGATGTACAGGGACATTATAGGTACATTCTATAACTACACACTAACCGTAGACCCGGATAAAAGCAACAGGGCAGATTATGATACGTTTTATGATATCATTTCGGCTCCGGTTGAGTCCCACACGATGTCTTTTCCTTACGGTCAGGAAACGCTTGAATTTGAAGCCTATGTCACAAACGGTAAAGACAAGCTAAAAAAAGAAAAAGACAAAGACGGGAACGACATAAATAAATGGAGCGGATTATCTATTGATTTTATCGCAATGGAGCCGCAGAGGACATGATATGAAAGAAAAAGCGAGATCAAAAACAGCCGGGACAGGACTAAAAATAGTATATGATGATGTGGCTCCATATGCAAAAGATAACAGTTTTCCAAAAATCATGGATACTGGTTTACGGCCGCATAAAGGCCTGTATCCAAAAACTGGTTTATATCCAAATGCAACAACGACAAGAAGAGAGTTTCCGGATCTCCGGCGGGATGATCTGACTTATCCCGGATATGCACTTTGCTATCCGGGTTTTTCCCTTTTAAATGGTCAGTACATAAATATCCCGGAAGATCATGAAGATTATGGATATATCAGTGACGAGTGGTCAAACGAAGACGGCATATTCGGCTACTCTATAAAAACTCCTGGCCTTATGCCGCAAATTGGCCTTTATCCACGTGTGTTCCTTTATCCGTCTGGCGGACGGGACATTATGATGAATCAGCCGACCCTTACCATAACATTTAATGGCAAGTTCTCTAGTGTAGGTATTCTGCTTACGTTCAATCTTCTCTCTGGAGATTATGCAACCGGTTTAAATATCAAATGGTACGAGGACGGTCATTTGCTTTCATCTAAGGATTTTTCACCGGACAGTAGCCGCTATTTTTGCAATAACTATGTTCAAAATTATAACATGCTTGCAATAACATTTAAAAAGACTTCAAAGCCGTACAGGCCGGTGTTCCTCACCAGAATAGATTACGGCATCTACAGAGATTTCCTGTCCGATGAGCTGGTTACTACTGATTGTATACAAGAGATCAATGCAATATCTGAGAACATCAGTATAAATACCTTGTCTTTCACTGTGCGCACCAAAAGCAATATTCCGTTCGATCTCCAGAAAAAACAGAAATTAGCAGTTTTTTTTGATAATGATCTGATTGGGAACTTTTACCTTAAAAATGGAGCTAGGAAAAATGTCTTTGATTATTACCTGGATGCGCATGATGCGCTGGGTGTCCTTGACGGAAATGAGTATGTCGGTGGGATATACTCTGGGGAGTTGGTAAAAGATGTGGTAGCCGATATCTTTTCTGGTGAGGACTTTACCTGCGCTATAGACCCGTCCTTGTCAGATCAGGCTCTTTACGGGTACATACCATATACCACAAAGCGCAATGCTCTGGTGCAGATTGCGTTTGCTATAGGCGCTATAGTGGATACATCAAACGTAGAAGGTGTATCCATGTATCCGCAGCAGAATGATGTAACAGGAACATTCCCGGCATCAGATACGTTTGACGGCGTAACCCTGGAACGATCTGATATAGTAACCGGAATAAGGCTTACAACGCATACATATCAGACGTCAGATGAATCACAGGAAATTTACAATGAGACGCTTTCTGGAACGGCTGAAATAGTTTTTTCGGAGCCTTACCATGACCTTTCTGTTTCCGGCGGTACCGTAGTAAGAAGCGGCGCAAACTATGTGGTGGTATTTGGAACAGGCGCAAATGTTACAATAATTGGTAAGAAATATATCCATAATACAAGCCAGATTTTAAAGGAAAATCCTGACATTGTATTTAATAAAAACATTAAAGAAGTTACTGATGCTACGCTTATAAATGCACAAAATGCAGAGCAGGCCATAGACCGGATCTATCGGTACTATATGCGCGCCGAAAGCGTTACCGGAGATGTTTTACTAAAAGATAAAGTTGTCGGTCAGCGAGTCGAAATCGACACCGGATATGATGGAAAAAAGTCAGGTGTAATTGAAAGCGTAGACTACAGTTTTGGAAATGCAATAAAAGCAAAGGTGACGATTCATGAGTGACATTTTGAATGGGCTTATATTTGATCGGACTCAGGCCGATATTGAGTCTCTTACTAAGAAAGCTTATATAGACTATCAGGATTTAAACCGTGTAGAAACGGCAGTAAAATGGGTGTCTTATTTTTTAAATCGGTGTGGGTACAAAAACACTACGCGGAACAAAACGAACTGGAGCATGAATGATTTTCGAACAGAAAAAGATATGGAACGTCTTAGATCAAATATAAATTCTATTCGATCTGCATTTTATGCTCCTGCCAGCACACCGTTAACTCCTGCAAAGATAACGTATACTTCCATCTGGCAGGCAAATGCCATAGAACAAATCATTTACGATATCGGCGTGATTGCAGAAAAAATTGAGCCAGGGCTGAATCATCTGAGTTTTAACCTTGGAACTCGCGGATTTGGGAACAGGAGAGTTAATCTATGAGTTTAAAAACGGATTATAAAGACGATATTTATTCTGGGAAACGGCGCTATCGAATAATCCAGAACGATGATGGAACAGTATCATTTGATGATGTCACTGATTACACGCAAGATGGCGATATTTACAGTGCCGGAGACGTTAATGAAACAAATAAGGCGGTTAACCAAAACGCTGGTGATATAGCGGACATACAAAAGTTGCGGTATGCCACATTTAAGGCCGCTGATTGGTCTCAGTCCGCGCCTTATATTCAGCGTGTTGTAGTACCTGGTATGACGGTAAACGATGTGCCTATCATATCTTTACATATTGCAGATGGTACCACATCCTCAGATGCAAAGGCGCAAGGCAAAGCATATGGATATGTTGATCGCGCTGTTTCCGGAGGCGGCCAGCTCGCGCTTTATTGCTATAACTCAAAGCCGTTGGTAGATTTTACCGTAGCTATAAAAGGAGTGTAAGTATGGCAGATGCGATAGTATTGCGCGGCGGTTCTGGTTTTGATGATTCACAGCTTACAGCTACGCCGGATAAGGTCAGGAATGGGAAAACGTTTTATGGATCCGGAAGTGACAGCATACAGACCGGAACCGTTACCGAGATTGCGGCAGAAACAGTAACGCTACCTCTGAATGGATCTTACACCATACCGCAAGGAATCCATTCTGGAAACGGCAAGGTGGTACAGAGTTTGCAGACAAGCTCAGGCGGTACCGTATATCCAACCAGTGAAAAACAGACTGTGCAAACCGCGAATAAATACATGACGGACAATGTATATGTGGCACCGCTTACCGGACTTAAGCCAGAAAACATCAAAAAAGGCGTAACTATACTTGGAGTTACCGGAACTTATGAGGGGTACAGTTGATGGGAGAGTGTATTATTAAGCGTCAGGGCGGCGCAGTAGATGTTTCAGATCTTACAGCCACACCAGCAGACGTTGTGGCTGGAGAAAGGTTTTATGGATCTGGAATTGATGAAATTCAGACCGGAACTCAGAAAAATAATGGGAAAATCAGCAAAGTACTTGCAGCCAATGAAACGTATGTTATTCCGGCTGGATATGTTGATGCAGGATCTTCGGTAACTCAGAATATTGTTACAAATGGTGAAATGACGGTTAATCCGGTCGCAAACGGGTCCTTACTCAATGTATCTGGTAAGTATATGACAGGGGACATAACGGTAAATGGAGTAGAGAATCTTAAACCCGAGAACATCAAAAAAGGGGCTTTTATCGGTTCTGTTGCTGGCACATTTGAAGGATATGTGAATACAGATCAGCTTACGCCGTATTGGTATGGTGTGTTTCCTCCTGGACAAACAGGTTTCTATGACAGCGCACTTTATCAGAATCCATCTAGTGCTGGCCCAAACTTTTCCAGCATGGTATATGCGCAGATGTCTGTTGATTGGCAATATCCAGTTGATGATGGGGCAAAAGGAAGTTGCATAAAAATAGAAGGAGAAAAAATAAAAGGTTATACGACTTATGTTGCTCCATATATAACATTTAATAAGCAAATAAATATATCCGAATGTAAGTCTATAACAATATGCTATACTCTTCCATCAAGAGCTTATGACCAGACATTGTCGACACTCGTATTGTCGCAAAATAAGCCAGGAACTTTTGATACAGGAACGGTATACGAACCAACTCCTTCCCATGATGCTCTTGTCGTTGCATCTGCGTTAGGTTCATATGAAGTTTTTCATTTGGATTACTCAAACGGTTCGGATGAATGGATTGTAAAAACTTTTACAATTAAAAACCCGTTTAAATACAATTACATTTCTTTTGTTCCGTTTAGAATTCCTGCAGATAATGGTACAAGCCCATTTGTATCAAAAGTTCGATACATAAAGTTTAATAAATAAAGGAGATCATTATGAGCAACGAAAACGTATCTTTACCAGTAGCGGAAGCACTTGCATCAGCACTTGCAAAGATAGAAGCATATGTCCCCACCGAGTACGTTGATAACTCAGAACCGGACATTGACGCTGAACACCTCAATCACGCAGAACAGGGCATCATGAGAGTGACGAACCTGTTAAATGCTGCTGTTGATGTTATACAGGGCCAGGAAAGCCGCCTTTCGGATGCTGAAACAAAGGTAGGAACCGCGGCGCTGACCGGCGGTATGACAGATTTATCCAGTGGTCTTAATAAGTTAAATAGTGATTTTTTTAATAGGATTGATGCCACAAAAATATCTTTATTAACACAGCCGAGTGGAACAACAATACGTCAAAAAATTGAAAACTGCCAAAAAGGTACATTGTACTCATGGGCACATAATCCTAGCGAATTATATAATCCCACTGGGAAAAACGGTACATGGAGTTTCTTAATTGTAAGAGCCGACAAAGAAATGTATACTATTTGCCTTGCTTGTGAAGGCGGCAGTAAACTCTACATATATTCATATAACGCAAATGCTTGGTATGGAATGGATGGCACTATTGTACGGCAATTTAACTGACTTGTTATCTGACAATTAATACAAAATTAGCAGTCAGATCTCCGTTAAAATTGGCGTTAGCAAGAACCGTCACAGATGTTCCGTTAAATGTACAAGATACAAATATATCCTTATCCACTCCAGTCGATTTATGTATACTTGCGACAGCTGGACAAACATGTGAATATTTTGTTGTTAGATTAATATAATTCCAACCATCTTTTATACCAGAAATCGCAATAGTGAGTACAACTACATTTCCATATTTATATGCATAAGTGACTTTTGTATTTGCCGGAGCTGTAAATTGATCGACAACACTCTTGACACTTAAATCACTATTTAACGGGGATAATCAAATGGAGAAAAAGCATTACTATGGAGATATCAAAAATCTTACGGAAAGAAAGGAAAACACTTATGGAAAAAGAAATGAACATCCAGGAACCGTTACACCGAAACTGTGCGCCTCATGATGCAGCACACTGCGATATCAACGATCATCATAACAACGCGAAAAACGGCTTTGATGCTGAGGCTGATGACTGCGGCCATACTGTGCAGTCCGGCCCTGGAGTTGGAATTCCGAAAGGTGCAGGCCATCCGGTTAATGGAACTGTTGTAGCTGGATTTACTCCAACCAGCGCTAAGGGGAATAAAGATAAAGATCAGAAGCACGGGCCTGGTGCAAAATAACGCGAATATTCTGAGGTCGGCAATGGTTCCCGACACACTCCAGATGGAGTATTTAAGATGATGGATACACAGCCCATCCAGAATATTTCGTGTTGCATTTCGTGTTGCATAGTATTTAAAAATGTACTATTTTTGATATATTTATGTAACGAGTGATAAATACTTATAATAGCAAAAGCCGCATAAAACCTAAGCTCTAGGTTCTATGCGGCTTTCCAGTTAATCGGGGCAACAGGATTTGAACCTGCGACCTCTCGGCCACAAGTGGCTTAAAATAAACATTCTTGGCTCATCGTGTTGCATTTCGTGTTGCATTGTATTTAAAACACCTGTTTTTTGCTGCATTTCTCGCCCCTATCTATCCGCGTTAAATAGTAATTATTTTGCGATCTTTTCAAAGTAATCATTCGCTTTTTGGTTCATATTCCTTTCCTGACTTATCATTGCATGCCTGTAAACCTGTTTTAATACACCGTCATTTCCCCATCCTCCGCGCTGCATGATGTAAGCATCCGGGATCCCTATAGCGTGCTGTATGGAAGCGGAGTAGTGGCGTAAATCGTGGAACCGGAAGTGTGGAAGACCGGCCCTTTTTAACATCCGGGAAAACTTTTTTGTGATCTGCATAGGTGTCATATCAACAATGCGTCCGGACTTTTCTTTAAACATATCCGACACGAATGACGGGTAAGGAATGTATCGGTCTCCTGCGTAGCTCTTTGGACTCTTTTTCACCCATTCTTTTTTGTCGTTCTGTACTAGTGCATAAGCAACGTGCACCACATTCCCGTCTATGCAGTCAGATTCCAACGCACATATTTCACCGCGGCGCATCGGGCCGAACGCAGCAAGCAGTATAGGCAGCTCCATATCAGTCCCTTTTGCATAGGACAACAGCTTTTTTATGTCTGCGTCAGATGGGACATAAAGATCAGGCCTAACTTTTGCTGGCAGCTTCGTGCGCACTGCAAAGCCGGGTCTGTAAGCAGCAAGGACAGCAGTGAGAAGCCCATGCATATTCCTTACAGACTTAGGAGAGTGGGAGAGTGCTTCTTGATTTATAGCTGCCTGTATCATGTCCTGCGTGATGTCTTGAAGCTTTACATTCATCATCCCTTGCAGGTCCCGATTTCTGGAATTTTTATATTCCCTAACGGTTGAAGGAGACAGCACAGCAGAACGCTGGCTTATGTATAGATCGGTGGCTTCGCCTAATGTTAATTCCGCGTGGGTGTTTGATTCGTTTTCCTTGCTTGCGGCCCATATAGCAGCTTCCCGCTCAACATCACGTTTCCCTTTTGGTGTATGGTCATCGTTTGTGAATGATTTGTAGATTCTCTTTTTCTTCGGCTTGCCTTTATCATCCAGAACCGGCTTCCCGTTCTTATCTCGTACATCCTCAAATCTGTCAAATACCTGGACTCTCCATGATCCAGATGGTAATTTTTTTGCTTTTGCCATAGTATCACTCCTTTTTGGGTATAAAAAATACAGCCACCAGATTTTGGATATTTATCTTGCGTGACTGCTGCCGGATGTGATATAATATCGGTGTAGGTTTGTGATTTTTTATCACATCCGTAAAACGTCTGGTGTTGGTAGCGCCGGGCGTTTTTTTATTTTGGTGATATAACCATAGGTTTTTCTGATATGATAAAAATAAAAAGGATGGTATTTTATGTTTATATCAAAAAAACGATGGAATAACTTAGTAAATCGTGTTGAGCATTTGGAAAGCATTGTCACTCCTGAGAATGCCCCCTCTCCTCTGCGGCAGATGAAAGCTGCTGTAAGAGAAGTTTTTGAATCTGGCGCTCATCCAGCTCAACAATCTGATTCTCAATCAGCAGATCAAGAACCATCTGTACCGAAAGGTAAGTAGATAGCTTAATTCCGTTCAGGAGCATTTGGGAGTATATCTTTTGCTCCGAATCCTGTTCGGATGTTCCTGAAAAGAGCACATCAAATACCTGTTCCGTCTGCGATTCCGTAGAATCACAGATCATCTTGTATATTGCCTTTTTCGTTGTTTCTTTCATGTGGTTCGTATTGTTCCATTTCTTCCTGGTGGTTAAGATATGCGTTGCAGATCAAGCCATACATTAAAGCCTGTTCATCTGACATTTCCGGTTTCTTTACTGGCGTAGGATCTGGCCTTTTTACTGGTTCCGGATCTGCTTTCTTAATTGTTGTAAGATTTACGGTGTCTTCCAGTACCATCTCCGGTTGTGGAATACATACAGTTATAGGCTTCGTCCTGTATTGTTCATTTGCTTCTTCTTGCTCTTCCTGGTGTTCCAGGAATGCGTTACAGATTGAGCCGTATCTCAAAGCCTGTTCATCTGACATTTCCAGTTCCTTTGTCGGTGTAGGAATCTGCTTTTTGACTTGCTCTGACTGGCATTGTTCTTCTTTCTCTTCAAACTCTTCTTCGTGTAGGTCTTCCATATCGGTGCAATTATGGCACCGAGAATAGATTTTTCTTATCAAGTTGATAATCAGACTGGCTATGATGATGAAAACAGCCAGAACGGCAAATATGAACGCCATAGCAACAAGGAAAGCTCCGGCCATTATCAAAAATCCGGCAAGCACCGCAATAGCTGCTACCCATACAACAATACGAGTTTGTTTTACCAAATACAGTATAGGTTCAAGCCACCAGCCGAGTACCAACCAGTATAAACAACCTTTTTTCATACTACAAGCTCCCGAATCATTCCAAGCCGATTTGTGCTTTCTGATATAGCTTGCCGTCCATAAAGTATAACTCTGCGTTTGCACCGCTATATTCATTGGCATACCACATATATGCTGTCATGTTTGTATCTATAATTTCGGACTCAGCAAGCGGAGTTCCCGCAGATCCAATTATTTTCTCACATTGCTCATATGTCATTCCAATTTCACACTGATTAAACGCTTCCAACGTAATTTTTTTGTCGTGCATAATGGAAGACATATTATTCATGTAGAAAAAGAATGAACCCAGCAGAATGATGAAGGCAGATATCCAGCATAATGCTTTTTTTCTTCCGGGCATGTAATTATATGCAGATCTGCAATCAATTCTTTCATACTGTTCGTTCAGTTTCACATCTGGATAACCAATTTGGACGGTATCTAAAAATTCTGAAACCTGTTCGTTCCTCTTCTTCCGAAACAAGAACGTTTCAACAGAACCATTCTTTTCGTGAAATCTCAGATATCCAAATCTCCCATGATCTCCATAGCAATATGCTATTTCCTTTATTTTTCTGAAAGAAGATGCTTTCGATGGCATTAAAAACTCGGACAACAAAAAACTCTTATCAGAATATAAAAGCTCTTGCCGGATTCCTTTTATTGTGGTGTTCATTAAAAACCTCAAATTTTCTTAAATTTCAAAAAATTTTCTGCATATCCGGTTAATGCGGATAGCTGATTCAATGTAAATCCAGGATGTTCCAGTACAACGCTGTCCGGTACAAGCAGTTCTACAGCAAAGGTATGTGCTTCAATCTCTGCCCTGTTTCTGTACAACGTGTCTGGTATCCAGTTAAAAAAGAAGTAGTCTTCCCGGTGCATCACGGCATGGCCCAGTTCATGAGCCGCTACCATCTTCTGTGTAGGTGTATCCAGATCACTGTTTATGTAAATGAAGCGTTCCCCCGCTATGGTTAAGCAGCATCCGAATATCTTACCTAAAGGCCCAACCTGTGTATATACCCCCTGTTGCTCCGCAATCTCAAACGGATCATTTGTATGGTATTTCTCCATTAGTTCTACGGCTGTCCTTTTTGCATCTTCCATGTTCTACCTCTCCTATTTTTTGCGCTGTTTGAATGCAAGCGCAACGGAAATCTTAATCTGGTTAAGCAGTAAATCTATGCTTTCCGGATCTGCGGGATGTCCGTCAAAGTATAACGGTTTGCCTTCCCCGCTTTTTAATAGTTTCTCGATGCGGTCAAACTCCGCTTTTAAATCAATATGCGTTTCTTGTGCAACGGCTTCCTCCTCTCCGTTGAGATAATCAACAGACACATCCAGATAATCTGCGATTTTTTTCAGCCTGTCATATGGAAATACTCCCTTTCTCAACTGTGAAATATACCCATTTGCAAAACCGAGGTCTTTTTCTAACTTAGATATAGGTATCTTTCTCTCTTTGCATATTGCTTTCACATTCTCAACACTATTCATGTAATACCTCCTAAATATAGAGAAAAACCTAAAAAATAGTATTGACAAATTAGAGAGAACTCTATATAATAGGCTTGTGAGTTAGAGAAAAGCCTAAATACAGGAACCCTCTGAAATATGTCTCTCACAATTCATATTTTAGATTATTCTCTATGTAATGTCAAGCTATATCTCTAAAAATATACAGATTGGAGGTGGATAAATGGTTCTACGGAACATAGAAGATTTGTGCAATAAAAAAGGAGTATCAATAGCTCGCCTGGAAGCTGATAGTGGTATTGGAAATGGAACTATCAAGCGTTGGGAAAAATCAACGCCAACGCTGAGAAGTCTCCAGAAGATCGCAACTTACTTCGGAGTCGGCATCGAAACTCTTTTAGAGGATGAGGAGGAGAAGTGAGAAAAGAAATCAAGAAGTTTCTTCACTGGTATTTTTTTGAACCACGAAAGACTTTGTTGGAGTGGTTTATGAAAAAATTCCCAAATACTCCAGTATATGCACCAGTAGCAGCTTTGCTGTTGATAATGCTTCGCCCAGAAGTGGAAACTTGTATACATCGTATCCAGCAAATAGTGCAACAACTGATATTGCTGTTGGGATTATGAATCTCATTCTTTCTTTGCGTTTGATGCGAAAGTACATTTTCCCAAATCTGTTCACGGAGTATCTGCCGTGATTCCGGTCAACCAGACCGATGCGGAAAAGATGGTCAAGTGTGCAGGAATTGAAGAAACGATCAGATTTTAAAATCAGCAGTAGCCGCATGGTTGCTTTTTCTGTGAAAGACAGCTCAATGTTTGAGAAATCAATGTTATTCATGGTGTATCTCCTTTCTCCAGACTTGGCATGGTGGTGCCTGTGTTTAAAGAATAGGAGTAATCATTGGAAAAGTCAACAGGAGGTAATTGGGGAGAAGTGAGAAAAGAAGACGAAACCTATCTATTTGATTACATCCGACATTTGCAGAATCAAGTGAATCAGCTGACCATAGCGTTGCTGACCGGGAACAAAGATAGGTTGGAGTATCCAAAGACTGTTGAGGTTCAGCCGGGAGAAAGGATTCCTGTAGGGCATCTGGCAGATGACTTACTGAACTT